TTATATAAACGTTGTATATTGTCTCATCATTTTGAAATGTTGAGAATGTGTCTGGATTTACATATTGTGTAAAGTATAAGTCTTCGAAAGTTCTGTTGTCGGTATCCGACACTATTAGTATAGCGTTCATTTTATTACCGGTGATCGTATACGTTCTTTTTTGATTGGTGAACTCGAATATTCCAGTTGTGAATCTTATTTGTGTTCCAATCGGGAACATTGCATCAAATCCTTTACCATATACCCATTTTGAGTAGAAGGTATTATCATTGTTTACTGGCTCTATATTGATTACCGGAACTTCTTCGGTTGATCCACCGTAGAAATGAAGTCCCCATTCATTGAATAATTGAAATTTGTCTAATGTTAGTTTTCCGGGTTCTTCGAATTCGAACGCTGGAATACGCTCCATTGTGTATATCCCGTATGTTTTGTAGGTGTCTGTTGAGTTTTCGTGGAACATTATGTCACCTTCAAAGCGTTGTAGCGACTCGTTGTAGTTGAAATTTAGCGCGTCGCCTTCTTTATTAAAGAAGACCAGTTGGTTTTGGTTTGACATCTACGTATTTTTAGTTTTGGTTATATATTAAAAGAGTCATTTCTCGGCGTTTAGTAATAATATATACAACAACATAAAATAATAAAATAATAAATGAAAATTATTAGATTTAATGAATCCAAAAAAACATCAAAAGATAAAGATGGTGTTGAGATACCGTTTGATGTGGAGTCAACGATAGTTGATAAAGATATGCCTGGTTTCAAATCAGAGAGTGAAGAGATTACTAAGGCTGCTGAGAAAAAATTGAAAAAAGATATACAGGTAACCACTCCTGGCTTGAATAAATCAATTAAAAAGTTTGAAGACTTTACAATTTCTATATCTGTTGATGAAGTGGCACCTGAAGAAATAGTTATGGGTGCTATAAATCCTAACGAAGAAGAATCTTGTGTAGATTGTGAATGTAATCCGTGTGAGTGTGATGGTGGTTTAGATACTACTAACGATTCCTGTGATTCCTGTGATTGTAGTCCGTGTAGATGTGGTGAAGAAACAACTCAAACAACTGATGTGTCTGGTGTTGTTCCTTTTATGGACTTTATTAAAAATGTATAACAAACATTATGAATTATATAAAGAAATTCAATAATTTTTTAGTTTCTGAGAAATTGAATTATCACCTGGATAATAATATATCTGTTGTTGAAAATGTTTTTAGACCTGGATCTGATTCCTTTCTTGAGCTCATAAAAGAGGCTAGATTATTATTTGATTCAGGTGACGTGATATTTAGTGGATTGGATAGATATCTTTTTGAGAGTACAGATTTGGGTAAGTTTGTCGAATTTGATGGTGTGATGGTTCCTTTGGATCTTCCGATGGAGACTGTTGAAGAGATGAATGAGGCGGAATACAAAGGTAGAGAAGTTAAACTTAATCATCCAACAAGAAATACTGGTTCGGGTAAAAAATACTGTGTTTATGTTATGAATCCTAAAACTGATAAAGTTAAGAGAATAACTTTTGGTGATGTTAAAGGTGGTTTAACTGCTAAGGTATCTAATGCAGAGGCAAGGAAGAGTTTCGCAGCGAGACATAAGTGTAAAGATAAAAAAGATAGGACAAAGGCAGGGTATTGGGCTTGTAGGATAAACAAATACGGACATTTATTTGGAGGTAAGACATATCCTGGATACTGGTAATATGAAACATTTAAAACCATATAAAATATTTGAATCAGTTGATAGAAAATTTGTTAGTGATTTTTTACTCGACTTTGGTTTTTTAATTAGTATGAAGTTTTCTCAGATTACTAAAATGGGAGTTGATGAAGATGCTGCTAAAGAACTAACCTCTATGATGAAGAGATTAAGAGAACCACTTATAAATGGTAAAACTTATTTCGAATTGATTGATAATGTTGGTGATTTGTATAAAAGTCCTAAATTATTATCTGCATTTATTGGTCAAATAAGAGAATTATTGATTTACATTGAGCCTAGAATTAAAAAATTTGTAATTGAAGGTGATGTAAAAGATAATTGGTTAGAAAAGATTGAAGATTTCAAAGATAAATATAAACAGATAGTTTTATGAGACATTTGAAGACATATAAAATATTTGAAGCAAACGAGAAGTTGAAGAGTAGAGCGGATTTGAATAAATGTTGGTACAATGCCAAGATTGGTGATAAAATCTCAGAGGAATATATCTACAACTATGTTCAATATTTACACGATGATTATGAAGGTGCTTTTATAGATGGAGATTTGGGTGACCGAATAGAAGAATTTGAAATATACAAACTTACTGAATTATCTATATCTCAAATAGACTTGGATGAGTTTGATATCAACGAGGATAGTGTCCTGGAATACAAAAGTATTATAGAGGAAACCGGTGATTATCCACCAATAGTTGTTGATGAGGATTATAGAATTATAGACGGTGCTCATAGAGCGGTTGCAGTTAGTGAATTACATGATAAAATTAAAGCGTGGGTTGGTATATGATTCTTCCATTTCAAGAAACTAAAATAAGTGATAATACGTTTATCAGAGAGTTCAGTCAATATACTGATTCCGGAGAAATGACATGGCATCGTGATAGGGAGGATCGTATAATTGAATCAATTGATGATACTGATTGGGGTATTCAATTAGATAATCAACTTCCGATGAAAATAGAAGGAGAAGTATTCATACCAATGGGTGTTTATCACCGACTTATAAAAGGAACTGGTGATTTAAAAATAAAACTAACTAAAAAACCACTCTAATAAGTGGTTTTTTGTTTAGTCAATTTTTGATTTGTAATTTTCGTTGTAGAGTCTTATTACTTCATCAAACTCACTTAGTATACCATCTTTGTAATCGTTGTTGTCGTAGCTTCTTTTCTCTATATACTCTCGTATATACTTCTCGTAGTCTAATTGTATTGAGATATCAACTGTTGTTCCGTCTTCTGTTATTATAGATTCTACTATTCCTTCATCACCATCTACTTCTGTCTTTTTGATGTCGTCTATGTATTCAACTGATGCAAATTTTCCATTTTCTAACATTGTTTCTAATTTCCTTCTTAGTTTTCTATTACTAACTAGGAGACTATTTGATATTGCTAAATCAATGTAATCTTTTGAGTCTTTTAGAGTATCTAATTCGTCTATGGTTTCTTCGTTCGTTACTCTAAATTTTCTAAATACTGGTGATATATTATTTGGAAAAAACTCTTCAGTATCATCATCTGTATTTATTACAAATATACCTTTTTGATCTCCTGTATCATTTCGATCCATTTGAAAAATGGATCCAACAAATGTAAAACAATCATTTGATTGTACTAAATGAATGTGCCCTGATCTGACCTTTTTAAAAGATTTAAAGTTTTCAATATCTATTTTATCACTATTTCTGTGTGCTGCGGAGTTTAAGTGCATTTTACAACCATTCAAATCTGAGTGACAGAATAAATAATCACAATTTTTATTTTCATTGATTACTTTTATTTGGTCTAATCTTCTCTCTATATATGGCATCATTAAAATGTCCAAATTATTGAATTTTAATATTTTTGGAGAATCATATATTTTTACATTTGGTATGTATTTGAAAGGTCTTACTGAATTTATTTCGGATGCACTTTTTGAGTATAAATCATGATTTCCTATTATTATATGAAGAGGTGCTATTTTTGATATTTCCTCAACTATATCCATACCATAGTTTAATAGGTTTATAGGTATGATATTTCTATTGTCAAATAAATCGCCTAAGTGTATGATTATATCACCTTCTTTTACTTCCTTTTTAAGAAGTGGTATTAGGAAATCTTTGAAATATTCTATGTGTATTTTGTGCCATTTATCTGTTGTGTTTGGATAACCAAGACCGATATGTGTATCGCCTATTAAAAATATTTTTTTACTCATGTGTAAAAGGACGGATAGTTTTTTAATATATAAATATATAATGTTATATTAAAAAATTAGAGATAGTTATGAATTATGATATAAATTTTACATATTTTTTAGGATTTTTATGGTCAGACGGATATGTAGAAAGATATAGAACTATATTGGAAATATTGGAAGATGATGCATTAGAAATAGTTGATAATATTAAATCTATTGATTTTTTAAATATACATACTTCTAGAAGAGCTAGAAAAAATAGAAGACCTCAAATTTCAATTTATTTTTGTGATTCGAAATTTTATGATAATTATCAATCAAAATACTTTTTAAATAAAAGTGTAAAATCACCTATTGATTTAATAAACGATATACCAAAATATTTGCTTAGATATTTTTATCTCGGATTAATTGATGGTGATGGTTGTTTTTACTTTAATTTAAAAAATAAATCTAGACAATTTTATCTATCATCTACATATGATCAAGATTGGTCTCATATGGTAAATCTATTTAATTTTTTGAGTATATCTCAATATGAAATAAGAAGAATTGTTGCTAAAAATGGTAATAAATCATCTTATATAAGAATTAAGAAACATAGTGAAATACAATTATTGTATAATTATTTATATCCTAATGGTTATGAGCTTGGTTTAAAGAGAAAATATAATAAATGTAGTGAGATAGTTGATAACCCACCTAAGAATAGTTCAAATAAATCTAAAATAGATTTGAAAGAATTGAAAATGAATATTGAATCTGGTATGAAAATACTAGAATTGTCTAAAATATATGAGTGTTCTTGGCGAAAAATTTACGATTGTTGTAGAAATAATAATATAAAATATGATAAGGGATTCTTTTTGGGTACATATGAGAAAAAAATAAAAATTGAAAAGAAAAGTAAGTTTTTATCATTCGATGATGCCAAATCATATATGTCCAATCTATCTCTTAAAACACAAAAAGATTGGAATTTGTTCTCTAAAACAATAAGACCTAAGAATATACCAAGTAATCCGCAAAAAATATACAAAGATTTTGGATGGATATCTTTGAGTGATTGGTTAGGATATTGAAAATGGAAAAAATTTGCTTTTTTAATATAATATATACATTATAGTTAAGCCTTTTAAAAAAAACAGAAGGTAAAAAACAGTAGAGAAAAAACTGTTAATATATACTTTATGATTGCCCGGCAATTACAAAAAAAAATAATAAAAAAGCATGCCATTACCACATTATACACAGATAAGTAACGTTGGTACACCAGGTGGACCAGGTACATTACCAGAAGAGGTAGTATACACAAATTTATTTGAAATTACTTTCGTACTGCCGGTCATTTTGACAGCACAGAGTAGATCCCCACTTCTTCTTTTAGAGAATGCAACGAAAGTTGATTTCAGTAACCTTACATCTTTTGATATTTCAACTAAAGAACAAAGGTTCAAGTATTCAACCAGGGTTTTTCAAACTACACCGACTAAGACCAGTGGTGAGATTGTGATACCTTTCCAGGTAAACGTTAACAACGCGGGTTCTATGGATGTATGGAACACATTGAAAGCTTGGTATGACCTCGTTTTCAACTCACAAAATGGAACATTGCATTATAAGAGTGATTTGATTGGAACTATAATGGTCAATCAACATGATAAAAAAGGTGTTGTTATTAGAAGGGTTACTTTCCAAAACTGTCAGATGTCAAAACTTGGTGGTTACTCATTAGACTGGGCTTCTAATGATATCGTCAATAGTGTTGATGCAACTTTCTTATACGATTACTTCGTAGATGAATACATTGATCAAGGTTTCGGATTGAACAGTCCAGTTGTCAAAGGATACTAAAAATAAAAAAGAGGCGAATCGCCTCTTTTTTTTGTAACAATAAAAAAAACCGACTTTTGTCGGTTTTTTATTTTAAAACATATTAGTTTACTTTGATTGTTCTGTAGTTAGAGTTTGTAGTACTCTTTGGAACGATTACTGTAAGAATTCCGTTATCATACTTAGCTCTTGAATCGTTTGTGTTTACGTTTAATGGAAGGTTGAACTCTCTTGTGAAGTTAGAGTAGTTGAACTCTCTGTAAGAATAAGTAGAAGGTCTTTCGTACGTAGTCTCGTTAGCTCTGATAGTCAATGTGTTGTTGTTGTATGCAACCTCAAATGAATCGTTAGTGTAACCAGGTGCAGCCAATTCGAAAACGTAAGAATCTGTGTTTTCGTATGCGTTAACTGCCGGTGTGCTAGGAGTTGTACTTGTTAAAGTAGTTACTGCACTATTGAACGGTAAGTTTGAGAAAGGTGCAACATTCCATGCGTTGAATGGGTTGTTGTTTGACCATAAAGACCAATTAGTCTCAGGTGTGTTCCAAGGGTTGTTTGTGTTGTTTGTGTTTGTCATTTTTATTTCGATTTATTTTTATTTTATATCGTTTGTGTAAAACAAAGTTTATTAAAAATCATAAAAAATAATAAGTTATTGGGGAGCAATAGCCACCCTAATATATATCAAAAAATAAACGAATAAAATGTCAGACAATAATCAAATGAACGACGAAGATTACCTGAGAAGACATCTCGAGGATCTCGAGCAGAACAAAAGGTCACAGGAGGTGGAACCAGTTGTGCATAGTGATATTCCCTTCGCTGCAAAAGAGAGTTATGCGGAAAACACAAAGGTGAGTGATCTACAGTTCTTTAACTTCGACATAAAAGAGTTGCCATGTGGTCAATTCTATCCACAGGGTTCCGTTATTATGATAAGACCTGCTCAGGTAAGAGAGATCCAGGCATATTCTATGGTAGATGATAATAACTTCTACGACATCGTAGAAAAGATGAACGATATGTTACAATCGTGTATTCGTATAAAATATTCTGATGGTAAGATAGGATCATATCTTGATATCAAGGATCAAGATAGACTTTACCTTATATTTACCATAAGGGAACTTACGTTTCAACAGGGTAACTCATTGAATGTGAATGTTAGATGTAATTGTGGTCAAGAACTTCAGTTAGAATTGACACGTAAAAACTTTAGTTTCCATGAAATTGATGAGAAACTTTTGAAGTTTTATAACAAAAATACTGGATCATATAAATTTACTACCATTAATGGTAAAACTTTTGAATTGACACCACCTAACATTGGTCTTCAGAAAGCTTTCACTGATTATATAATCAAAGAAAATAATGATAAGAAGGCACCTAACCTTGCGTTTTTAAAGATAATACCTTTTATGCTCTCTGGTCGATCAAGTATAACGTATGAAGGTATAAAAGCCAAATTGAAGGATTTTGAGGATATGGATGAAGTTTCTTTTCAGTTTCTAAACGCGGCTGTCGGTAAGATGACATTTGGTATCAAAGAATTGAAGAAAGATTGTGTGTGTGGTGAGGAGATCCACGCAGATATGCAGTTTCCCAACGGAGCGTCAGGTATTTTCGTTATTCATGATGCCTTTGAAGCATATATTAAAGAATAAATTGATGTTACAGAAACACTTTCATACTCAGGAAGAGTCTATGGATCGGTGGCCGTTTTGGATGTTTGAGGAAAACATAAAGATAGTTAATGAGATAGCAGAGGAGGAGGAAAAACAAAAGAAACAAGATGAACAAGGGCAGAGCGCTAGTATGCCAGACACAAACTCGATGATGCGTAATGCTTCGAATATGACAAATAATATTCCTAAGTTTTAATAAAAACCCATTCAATTTGAATGGGTTTTTTGTTTGTATAAATTACTTAATAAAAAAAAGAGACCATTTGGTCTCTTTTTTTTTAGTTTTATGTCTTATTATAAGAATCCACCTGCCGCAATAGCTCCAGTTCTTAATATAGTCACATTGTTGACAATGATACCCATACCTTTTATTGGTTCTACATAAGTATCCAATACACCTATTTGGTTATCGATAATTTCTGATGTGTTGTTCTCTTCATCCATTTTGTTGAAGTAGTTGTAGAGACCATTTCTTCCTACGTAAGTTTCACAAATAACGTCAGCTCTGAGTTTGATTTCTGCTCTGATGTCTGATGTGTTGAATCTCCATTGGAAGTCTAACAACATTCTCGATAATTCTCTTTCGAGTTCAATAAGCACCTCTCTTACGTGAATGAAAGATAATGCCGATTTGTAAAGTGTTTGTGCAGTGTTTTCAGTTTCGATAATGTGTCCTCTGTTTCTTTTGAAAACGAGTGGATTTATCTGTGCACCATTCAACCATTCGATGTCTGTTGGGTTGAAGTCAGCTTCGAGTCCGTTTATACCGATTATTCTACCATTTGTCACACCCGCTGCGATTGTCCATGGTGTTATACCACCCACGTTTGATGTGTGTTTTCTCATATATGTCGTTGCAACGAATGATGCAGGTGGGAAATCTAACGGTCTACCGTTATCGTTCACTTTTACATATGGTAAGAAGTATCCAGTACATGTTGTTCCAGCTCCATCTCCGAATGAGTATAAGAATGCAGGGTTACTTGTAGGATCTGCTCCTTTTGCGATATATTCTGCTTGAAGAACTCCTTCACCGTTCACGAATGATGGTGAGCTTGAGTTTTTGAACGCTTTTATTGAAGGCATATTGATGAATCCGAATGCATCAAGTCTTTCTCCACATATATCAACTAATTGTTGTTTAGATCTCTCTGTAAGACCATTACCAAATGAGTCAATCAAATATCTGAAGTCAATTGCTTCTTTATTTGTTACTGCTTTGAACAATGGTGTTCCTTTTGCAACAACATTTAGTATTTGGTTTTGTCTAACTTCTGTTCCGTCAGGCATAGATGCTTGTCTTACTCTGAAACCTTTCAATGAAATGGCTTTATAAGTTTCTACATAGTCTTCTACCTTCTTATATCTCATAGTCTGGTATGCTGCACCTGTATAGATTTTCTTAATTTTAGCATCACATGTAATCTCAGCAAGTGCTGTATTTCCAGCGTATTGTGTTTTATTCACAACTCTTGTTAACTTTCTAGGTGCTTCACCGAATGCGAGTGTAGTTTCGTCGTATTCTGCCTCTAAGAAGTCTCCTTTTATAATTTCAGTATATCTTGCAGCGTCTACAATTATTTTGTTTGGTTGCTCTACGTATCCTGTAGGAATTTCAATTTCTATAGTTTGTTTGAAATTAGAGTCTGCTGAATTTACGTATATCTTACTATTCGACTTAACTCCTTTTGCAGGTGATTCATAGTCCCATAGTTCTGTGTCGAATTCAACATTCAGTTTATCACCATCAAATGACATCGTTAGGTTGTGAACTTTGTCGTTAATATCGTATATTCTGTCTACTGAAATAAGTTTTTCGTATGTAGTGTTCTCATTTACTTGGTATACGTGATCATCTGAAGATGATCCACCAAACAAAGTATTGTTCTGTCTACCTGATACGATTGTGAAAGTTCCTGAGTTCAATGATGAACCTGGTATTTGTATAACATCGTTTAGGTTGAAATCTGGATCTTTTGATTTACTATTACTAGTGAATACGATGTAATCATTTCCTGCAAAACTACTAGATGTTACTCCTGTTCCACTGAATCCAGAGATTGTAGAACTTAATTCTCCAGGAACAAAAGTTACACTATATGTTGCAAATACATTCGAACTTGAGTTATACCTTATCCTATTGTTGTAGAAGAAGTCACCTGAGTTTATCTGACCGTCGTAGAAATTGTTGTATAATTCAGAGTATTTAGCCACACTTCCTGTTAGACCACTCGTAATAAGTGCGGAATCAGAAGTAACAAGTCTTTTAGTTCCGAATATTTGTTCGTTATCAGTTGAATAGAATACTAAGAAATCTTCACCTATTACGGTACTCAGTTTTGAACTTCCTGCACTTCCGTATAATCCTGTGTCAATAACTAAAGATTTTTCTTTAGTTTCAGATGTTTCTATCGACTCTATTCTTGCGTTCTCGAGTGAAAATTTGGCACCGTTTGGAGTTAATAACATTGTCATTTTTTCTCTATTTGTGCTATCCAATAAGCCAACAAGTCTGTTGAACATTTTGAATCTTCTATATGTTACATAGTCTTTTTTGTCTGGTGTTTTATTAGTACCTTTGAAAGTAATTCTAATTTTACCACTAAATTCTCCTTGACCAACAAGTCCTTGCCATGGTAAAT